TGGGAAGACTACGGTAAGGGTCCAGTAACCATTAAAGCATCCTTTAAGGACTTTGCTACCCCTTATGACTGCGTTGCATACCTAGTAATGCAATGGTATAAGGATTATAAGGGCTATAAAGGAGTCAATCGAGCTAAGAATAGGGAAGAGTGTGCTCGTCTGCTTAAGCAAGAGGGCTATGCTACTGATCCTATCTATGCTCAAAAGCTTATTAAACTAATGAAGGATCACGATTAATTAATTATGACTTACACTGCTTCTGTTAGCAATGGAATGTACTCCGCTGAGGCTGTTGAGCCATTGGGTATTCCCACTGTTGCTCGTCAATTAGCTTGTACTAATACTTCTGCTAGCACTGCTCTTACTGCAAACATTACTCGTGTTAGTATTCGGGCTCGTTTTGCTGACATCCGTTATGTTGTTGGTGTTGGCACTCAAACTGCTAGTGCAACAACATCTAATTTTATTGCTAATGGTGAACGACTAGATATTGCTGTTCCTCTTGGTGCTAGTATTGGTTATATCCGTGATACTGCTGCTACTATTGATGGTAGTCTTGCTCTTACGGAACTAATTTAAAATGAGACTAGCTGCTACCAAATTAGCCGCTAATCATCAATATCGGGGGTTTGGTGATCAGCTATTTGATAAAGCTGGACAAATTCCTAATTTAGACTTAAACTTTGCAAAAAATAAAAGTCTTATTGATGAACGTAGTGGAACAAATTTAATTACATTTACCCGTGCTAGTTCTGCCACTTATGCTGGATCGGATGGCACAGTTAAGACGGCAACCACCAACGTGGCACGATTTGACCACAACCCAACAACAGGTGAAAGCTTGGGGCTGCTGGTAGAGGAGGCCAGGTCAAATGTACTTTTGCAGAGCAATCAATTTGACACGACATGGACAGCTAACAACGTCACTAGGACGGCTGCTGCTGGCATCGCGCCAGATGGTACAAACACAGCCTGGGAAGTTAAAGATAGCTCTGATTCCGTTACAACAAATCACAGCCTTGTTCAGACCAACATAAGTTTTACATCTGGCGCATCTTATACGTTTTCATGTTGGATGAAATCGGGAACACTGACCGAGGGAGCCTTGATACTTCCAGCAACTGCATTTGGTACATCTAACTGCCGGTTTAATCTTTCAACTGGTGCGGTCATCGCGGCCAATGCCATGACAGGTTCTTCTGTTATGCACCCCAATGGCTGGGTTCGTGTCATTGCAACCGCGACAGCAACTGCTACAGCTACAGGCAGCATAAACATACGCATGTCAAATGGATCAATTCAGTACATCGGCTCTGGTACGGGCACCATTTTGGTCTGGGGCTCTCAGATAGAAGCTGGCGCATTTGCTACTAGCTACATCCCGACAACTGGCACCACTGCAACCCGCGCCGCAGATGTGGCCAGCATTACCAGCACTAATTTTAGCTCTTGGTATAAGACCACAGAGGGTTCAATATTTGCTCATTACAGGACACCAGCAAGTGGCACCAGAAGCGTCGCTACGTTTAACGACGGTACCGCCAACGAGCGTATGAACTTTTATAGCAGTACAACTGATCCTAAGTTTACTGTTGTTGATGGTGGCGTTACACAGGCTGATCTTGATGGTGGTACCATTTCAATCAATACAGAAACTAAAGCTGCTTTAGGATACGCAGCAAATAACTTTGCAATAGCCAGTGATACCAATGCTGCTGTAACTGATACAAGCGGAACTCTTCCTACTGTTACTCAGTTATTGCTTGGTAATGATCAAGCGAATAATTATCAAAATGGTATTATCCGTCGTCTTACTTATTGGCCAATTCGGTTATCAAATACTTCCCTACAAACAATCGTACAATAATGGCACGCGCTAATGAAGATCAGTTTAACGAACTACATGGGCTTGTCACCAACGAACTGATTGGACGTATTAAGTCCGGCACAGCCACAACGCAAGACATTAAAGCCGCCGCTGATTGGCTTGCCAAAAACAACATTACGGGCGTTCCCGTTCTTGGTTCTCCACTTGCTAACCTATTTAACAGTCTTGAATTGGAGATGGAGGATGTCGAACGAGCCATCAGATGATACAGCTAGCATAGTCAAAAATGCTCTTGTAATGGCATTTCTTGGCTTATTTAGTTGGCATCTTTATACGCTTCATAATATTGCTTCTTCTGTTGAAGTACTTATTGAAAAGGTAAGTATGAGTAACAGTAGAATTGAGCGCCTTGAAAACGAAGTATTCTTTAAGGAACAAAACAATGGCGCCAAAGAAAACCACAACCCCTAAGCGTAGTGCTGCGTATTATCGGACTAACTCCGAAGCATACGCAAAGAAACTTGCCTACGATACAAAGGAGAACAAATCTCCAACGGATAAAAAGTATCGGGCTAACCTTGCCGATGCACGACGGAAACGTGGTGTGATGGGTAAGGGTGGGCCTGATCTTTCCCACACAAAAAGTGGCCGACTAGTTAAAGAATCGCCATCAAAGAATCGAGCCCGTAATGGTTCCAACGGAAAAAGTACCCGAAAATGAACAAAGGAAATGCTAAGCCTCCGGGCCTTTATGCCAATATGAATGCTCGCAAAGCAGCGGGTACAAGCCGTTCTAAGAAGAATAGCACGGTTTCTAAGGCGGCTTACGCTAACATGAAAGCTGGATTCCCTAAAAAGAAGAAGTAAACCACTCGGATTCATTAGCCCAATGATTCTGGAAGCCCCTTCCGACTACCTTTACAACCTAAAGGCCATGACATCCTCAGAAGCTAAGAGACTTTGGCGATCAGCAATTAAGGAGCATTGGAATAACCAGTGTGCTTATTGTGGATCAGATCATAATCTAACTTTGGATCATGTCATTCCAAAAGCCCGTGGTGGGCACGACACAACGTCTAACGTAGTGCCCGCTTGTATCAAGTGTAACCAATCAAAAGGTTCGAACCATTGGTTGACTTGGTGGACTGCTCAAGAGTCTTTTGACCAGTCTAATTTTTCAAAAGTCCTATCTTGGACAACCGGTTAACGTTAACACTTATTTTTTTAAACAGATGTCTACTACTGCTGACTCAACTACTTACGGTTCCATTTCTAACGCTCCTGGTAAGCGTGAAGAGAACCAACAACGCAACAAGGTCCACACCACTACTAACGTGTCAGACGGCACTACCACGACCACTACTGTTGCTGCTTCTTACGGTTCTGCTGCTACCGTATTGGCTGCTAACCAAACTGTGGATGCTGCTGAAGCTGCCATTCGTGTTGTGCGTCGTGCTCGTACAACTCCTGCTACCCTTCGTACTGCTAAGGTAACGGGTACTGCCACTCGTTTTGAAGGTGGTCACGTTGCAACTTATTCTACCCTTGTTGGTGGTACTGGTTACACTTCTGCTACTTACTCCAACATTGCTCTTGTTGGCGGTTCCGGTACTGGCGCTACTGCTAACATTACCGTTGCTGGCGGTATTGTAACTGCTGTTACCATCGTCCGTGGTGGTCAATGGTACCTTGTTGGTGATGTTCTGACTTGTAACCTAATTGGTGCCGGTTCTAACTTCTCCATCACTGTTGCTACCATCACTCGGGGTTGATAGACATGGCGACTGTAACTTCAAGTCGTCGCCGTTCGGAACGGGCAAGCGGTAGCAAAAAAGTTGCCGCTTCCACTCCTAAACCGCGACAAACTTCCGTAGGTAATCGTGGGGCACAAGCTGGTCCCCTTAAGCCAGCAACTCGTACTAGTAATGTTTCAACTCCTCCTACTCGTCCTACTGGACGCATGATGAGTGGAGCAATGAAAGGTGCTGGTGAAGCTGCAATCTTTACTGCTGCTAATGCTGCTTTGTCTCCTCTTGCTAAAAAGGCAGGTACAGCGCTTGGCAACAAGATTAAAAGCGCAATGACACCCAAGCCTACTAAGAAAGTTGCTGATTCCTTTTCAGGACAGTATCAAAAAGGCAAGGTAGCTCCTAGCAAAGCCCCTAAGGGCCAAACAAAGGCCAAGAGCTTTGACAATGCCTTTGCTTCTGCTCGTAACTCCGGCATGAAGACCTTTGTCTGGGAAGGCAAAAAATATACCACTAAGATGAAGTAACGACCATGCCTAACATGCGTCAAGACAATCGCCTGACAAGCTCTGCTACCCGTCAGGCACGTATTAAGGGCAATGCTGGTGGGTCTCAACCGAGGCCCCGCCCTACCTCTGTTTCAACCATGAAACAACAAGGGCCCCTTCAAGGGGGGACGCGTACTTCTAGTGCCCGTCAAAACTCGCCGCGCCTCCCAAAGCTTCCCAAGAACCCCGTTCGGGGAACGACCAATACTATCCGTGCTACGGGTGGTGGTAGTCGTGATCCAAAGATCAATCGCCTTTCCGCACAGGCAGCTAAGCCTATGCCTCGTAAGCCAGCTGGTCCTAAACTGATGCCAGGTGGTGTTGCTAAAGCTGCTTCTACAGTTATGTCACTTCGTAAAATTACTCCTATGGGGGTTGCTTATGAAGTTTCAAAGGCACGTCCTACCGCTAATGGCGAATTGGCTTATAACCAAAAGCTTGCGGCATCGATCATGAAAAAGAAAAAAAAAGGTTAATCACCATGCCCCTCTCTAAAGGTTCATCCAAGAAGACCGTATCCAAAAACATCAGTAAAATGATGCACGAGGGTCGTCCCCAAAAACAAGCCATTGCTATTGCCATGAGCAAAGCAGGCATGGCCAAGAAAAAGAAATAGTCGCTTAGCGGCACCTAGGAGGCTCTACAATGGGCCTCCACCCCCCTCCGTGTATGTTTCCCTTATGACCCCCAACACAAGCACCGTAGAAGCCCGTCTAGAGGCCAGCTTCCCTTTGTTTCTTTCTCTTGTCTGGAAGTCGTTAGACCTACCTCGTCCAACAAGAGCACAACTTGCCATTGCCGGGTATCTCCAAGATGGCCCAAAGCGACTACAGATCCAAGCATTTCGTGGCCTTGGTAAGTCCTGGATTGCTGCTGCCTTTGTGTTGTGGACTCTGTGGAATGATAAAGACAAAAAGATCCTCGTTGTGTCAGCTAGCAAACAAAGGGCCGATGACTTTACCATATTTATTCAGAAACTCATTTTGGAATGTGAGTGGTTAGCTCACATGCGTCCAGTTGACGATGACCAACGATGGTCCCGAGTATCGTTTGATATTGCCGGGTGTCGGCCTGCCCAGTCACCATCCGTCAAATCAGTGGGAATCACCGGACAGCTTACCGGCAGTAGGGCAGACCTCATTGTGTTCGACGACGTTGAGGTTCCTGCCAACTCTGCTACCGACTTTATGCGGGAAAAACTGCTGCAACTTGTGACGGAAGGGGAATCAGTGTTGACCCCCAAAAAGGACAGCCGCATCGTCTTCCTTGGGACGCCTCAAACTACGTTTACTGTATATCGGACCCTGCGTGAGCGCAATTACCGCCCGTTTGTATGGCCTGCCCGATACCCAAAAAGCCTTGTTGGGTACGAGGATGTCCTAGCCCCACAGCTTGTGGCGGATATTGAAAAGGCTGGTCACGAGAAGCTTTCGTGGCAACCAACCGACACAAGATTCTCCGAGATCAACCTTCTTGAACGGGAACAGTCCATGAGTCGGAGTAACTTCATGTTGCAGTTTATGTTGGACACAAGTTTGTCTGATGCACTAAAGTTCCCTCTCAAGCTCAGCGACTTCTCAGTGATGCCTCTGGACCCCAGCAAGGGGCCTTCGGACGTTGTTTGGGGTTCGGATAAGGAAACCCTCCTTGACCTGCCCGCCGTGGCCCTTCCAGGCGATAGGTGGCATCGACCCAAAAGCACCGGGGAATACATTCCGTATGGACAAACGATTGTAGCTGTAGATCCTAGCGGACGCGGTAAGGACGAGACGGTTGCCGTTGTCCTAAGCCAAATCAATGGCTTCATCTTTATTCGGGACATCCTAGCAACCCAGGATGGCTATTCCGACAAGACGCTGCGTGGCATCCTAATCATGGCCAGACGTTACTCCGCCTCCATGTGTCTTATTGAGTCCAACTTCGGTGATGGTGCCGTGATGGAACTCATGAAGAAGCACGCCCAAGAGATGAAGGTCGGTATGTCCTTTGAGGAGGTCCGGGCTACGACCCGAAAGGAGGACCGAATCATCGACACCCTGGAGCCAGTCCTCAACCAACACAGATTGGTCATCGACGAAAAGCTAGTCACCTGGGACTATCAGTCCAACTACGACATGGCCCCAGAGGAACGCCTACCTCGAATGCTCATGTACCAGCTTACCCGCATGTGTCGGGAAAAGGGGGCAGTGAAGCACGACGACAGAGTTGACGCCCTCGCCCTTGGCGTCAAGTACTTTCAGGATATTCTAGCCATCTCCGCCAAAGAACATGAGATCAATAAGTCCCGTGACCAATGGAACAACATGGTCCAAGGGTTCCTGAATGCCCCAACCCTAGCCACAGATCTCCTTGTTGCGGGAAGCGATTTTTCCGAACCGATCACCCAAGAAGAAGGCGCCATTTTCACGTGGATCTAGGGCCTCCACAGAGGCTCGGCTAAAACGCTGAAACTCCTTGCTACCACTGCCCCCAAAAGAGGGTGCCTACTATTACCCGTGGAAGTGGTGCTCCATGGGTGTGGAAACAGCGGTTTCAAAGGGGGGAAAGAGGGGGGTTCCCCTTCAAGTACCCTCTTCCCCAACGTTACCACTGTACCCCGATCCACCAAAAGTAAACCCATTACCAAATGAGTGTCTCCTCGGAAGGTCGGGTATGGATGACGGACGGTCCCCCTCCGGGGGGGCTGACAAAAAGAAAGGGGGGTAAGGGGGGTATGTATTAGACAGTAGACGTAGCGAAGCGGAGACTACTGTAGGATACATTACTAATAACGGAAGAAAAAAAAAGAAAAAATAATCTTAAAAGACAAATTTTATTCTTTTATTATTAATATTGATAATTTTTATTCTCTTTCTTATTACCGTATATATATAGGCGGAGCGTAGCGGAGCATATATTATTAATGATTTTCTTTATTGTTCTTTATTGTTTTTTAAGGAAGAATGTATCCGATAGGTAGTAATGTGATACATCGTGACCTATCCGATACAGCTGTTATAGAAAGGAAAAGTAAACCATAACAATAACTATAATACCACTGTTCCTACACCACCCATCATTATGTCCACTAAGCTTATCTGGATCACACCAGCAGCAGAACATCAAATTGAATACTGTGCCAGAGTAAGTAATCCCAAGGGTCAGCAGACGCTGGATACAACGGGAAAGCTTCTACGGTACCTAGTCAAGCATAAACACTGGTCACCATTTGAGATGGCTTCCGCTTGCTTTGAGATAAACACAACAAGAGACATCTCAGCACAGATACTCCGACACAGATCTTTTTCCTTTCAGGAGTTCAGTCAGAGGTACGCCTCAACCACGGAGGGGCTGGGTGGAATTGATATTCCTCAGCTTAGGAGGCAAGACCAGACAAACCGACAAACTTCCCATGATAACTTATCAACAGCTGAAACTCAAGGCTTTTATCGTAGGATTGGTTCTTTATTTGAAGATCTTGAGCATCTCTACGAAGAAATGCTGTCATCAGGGGTAGCAAAAGAATCAG